GTATTCCCTCTTTTGCACGAGCTGAAAGTCCAGATCCAACATTGTTTAGTAGTTCAGCTAAACAGTATTCAGAAGTTGAAAAGAATAAAGCTGAAGTAGATAGAATTAGGGCTGATACTGACAAAATAATGAATGAGGCAGAGTTAGCAGGAAATAGGGCTTTAGAAAGTATTGAAAAGGCTGCTCAACTGAGAGCAAGTAAAAACTTAATGTCAACACAAGAAAAACAGGTATTAGTAGGAATAAAAAAGAATTATGCGGAGATAAATGAAATAAGTGGTAGGATAGCACTGATGCAAACTCAAACAAAAGAATTAGAGGCAAGGACAGATCTTCAAAAAGATCAGAGAGCGCAAGTGAAAGCAAATATAATAAAAATAAATAAAGATAGTAGTTTAATAAATAATAAAATAAAAGAAATAAGGTTTAATTTAAAACAAATAGAGAAGTTGTCTAATGTATACGGTGGACCAATTGGACAATTGATTGCTTATACTGAAATAATTAGTAAAGCGTTAGGATTAAAAATACCATTAGGAACAGTAATAACAAGAGGGAGGAAAAAATGAGTAAAGAATATAGAGATAGATTAGAAAAAGGTGAAGAAATTAATATGAGAATGTATTGTCAAAGACCAGGAAAAAGAAACGAAGAAGGAAAGTTAATATACTATACAGAACAGCATCACAAAGCGGAATGCGATGTAAACAATATAATAAAAAAGTATGATAAAACAGGGTTAATAACACATGTAAGTAGATTTGAGGCAAAATTTGGAGATATGCGAGGAGTAGATTTCAAAACGGCAATGGATATAGTTAGTTCAGCGAAGAGTGAATTTAATAAATTGCCATCAGAAATTAGAAAAAGATTTGAAAATACTCCTGAAAAACTATTAGAGTTTATGGAAAAAGAAGAGAATCGTGATGAAGCGATAAAATTAGGATTAATAAGAGCTGATTGGACTGTGGAAACAGATGGATTAGGAGAACATGTGGAAGAAGGTCAAAATGTAAAGGAAAAAAAGGAAGAAGTTACAGAGGAAGTAGTTACAGAGTAAAGAAAAGTAAAGAGTGCTGAAAAAAGAGAAAAGGCCCTTTCCCTAAAAGGATTGAGGCCTTTTTGTATGTGATACGAGAAAAAAACGTTGACAAGCGGCACAGAGTGCGTGATTGTATACGTAACGTATTTGGAAATGGGGAGTGTTTGCATCTCCCCGATAATTGGACCTGCCAACGGCAGGCCGCCGGCTACCCACTTGATGTCATAAGGCGGACTGACACCAGTTGGTTGTCAGTTCAAAAAAAAAGGAGGTGTTATGGATCATGGAATCATAGTGAAGTATGTGTTTAGCAAAGGTGAATTAGTGGATGAGATCTATAACCAGATAAAAAAGAAAAGTGTGGAGGATCAAAAATTCGAACTATTAAAAAGAGCCAGAGAAATTATAATGTATAGTCTAGAAAGAAAAGATTATACGTATTTTGGTTATCGTAAGTATGAATATTAAAAAAAGGAGGATTAAAGGTATGAGGTATAGAAAAAAGGTTGATAAAAGTAGAGGTAGGAAGCTATTCAGAAAGACGGCCAGGCCCGTTACAATGAATAAAAAGAAGCCCGGTCTAAAAAGAGGAGGTATAAGGTTGTGAGTTGTACTTATCCGTTAACAATAAATACTAGGCTGCATGGGATTATGAAAGTCCCATGTGGTCGTTGTATTGGATGCAGGTTAGATAAATCTAAAGATTGGTCGCTAAGGTGTATTAATGAGGCTCAATGTCATAAAGAAAATAGTTTTATAACATTAACATATAACAATGAAAATCTTCCTAAATATGGAAGCGTAAGCAAAAAAGAATTATCAAAATTCATAAAACGATTAAGAAAGGAAGTTGATCCAATTAAGATAAGGTATTATGGATGTGGTGAGTATGGAAAAAAGTTAATGAGGCCACATTACCATTGTTTAATATTTGGGTATGACTTCCCAGATAAGGAATTTCATCATGTATCTTATTCAAGTGAAGGGCGTTTTACTGAAAATACGCATAGTAATAAAGTTTATATATCCAAGCAGCTTGATAAAGTTTGGAAAAAAGGCTTTTCTACTATTGGTGATGTCACTATTCAAAGCGCTGGATACGTTAGTAGGTATATTCGTAAAAAAATAGGTGGTGAAATGGCTTTAGATCATTATAAAGGTAAAGAGCCAGAGTTTAGTTTAATGAGCAGGCGTCCAGGAATAGGATCAGATTGGTATGATAGATATAGTAGTGATTTATACCCAAAAGATTTCGTTACACATAAAGGAAAAAAATACAAACCTCCAAGATATTATGATAATAAATTAATGAGGGAAGATTGGGATTTACACGAAAAAATAAAAGAAAGGAGGAAAGAAAAAGTTAAGAACCCAGATATAATAAGAAGGATACAAAAAGAGAAGTATTTAAAAAATGTTACAAAAACACTAAACAGGAGATTAGAGAATGAATGAATTAGAAGTAAAAGGAAATGAGTATATAGAAGAAATAAATATGTATAGCGTTCATGATAAAAAGAGTGGATATTACGACATACCGTTTTGCGCAAAAAACGATTTATTTGCAAAACGAAAATTCATAATGGATATTAGAAATAGGCAAAGTACAATGTTATCATCTTTTAAAGATGATTTTGTGCTTATGAAGTTAGGATATTTCAGTGGAAATGATATGGAATTCAATAGAGATATAAAAGTTTTAATTCAAGGAAAGGAGGTAGAAAATAATGAAATCAGTAATGCAACATAGGTTCAGTAATGTTCCGGACGTAAAAATTCCAAGGAGTTCATTTAATAGGAGTCACGGTGTTAAAACAACGTTTGACAGTGGATATTTAGTCCCTATTTATGTGGACGAGGCATTGCCAGGAGATACGTTTAATTTTCATTTAACAGGGTTCGCAAGACTATCAACTCCAGTGTATCCGGTTATGGATAATATGTTTATGGATACTTTCTTCTTTGCAATTCCAATAAGGTTAGTTTGGGAAAATTGGCAAAAATTCTGTGGTGAAAGAAAACCAGATCCAGATAGTAGTATAGATTATACGATACCAGTAATAGATGACGGCAATAATGAAGCAAATGAGACCTTATGGGATTATTTGGGATTACCTACAAAAGTTGCTGCTGCTTTTGATGTAAGTGCTTTACCGTTTAGAGCTTATAATCTTTGTTTTAATGAATGGTTTAGAGATCAAAATCTTCAAGATTCTGTTACATACGGTAATGTTTCAAATGCAGATGATGGACCAGATGATATAGCAGATTATACGTTATTAAGAAGAGGTAAAAGGCATGATTATTTTACATCATGTTTACCGTGGTTGCAAAAAGGTGATGCGGTTGAATTAAATTTAGGTATTGACGCTCCAATTACGGGTATTGGAAAAAGTACGCAGACTTATGCAGGCGGTGCTCAAAATGTATATGAAACAGATGGAAGTGGTACCTCAGCTTTTACTTCATCAGGTCTTATTGCCGACACAAACAGTAATCGGTATTGGTATGCAGAGGAAGATCCAAATAATGCAGGATATCCAAATTTAAGGACAGACTTGGCAAATGCTACAGCTTCAACGGTTAATGAATTAAGGCAAGCGGTTCAAGTTCAGAGGATTTTAGAGAGAGACGCCAGAGCAGGTTCAAGGTATACTGAAATAATAGAATCCCATTTTGGAGTAACATCTCCTGATCAAAGGTTACAAAGACCAGAATATTTAGGAGGAGGATCTACTCCTATAATAATTAAGCCGATTGCTAATCAAGCAGGTGGTATAGGATTACGGGAACTTGGTGAATTAGGTGCGATGGGAATTGCAGGATTCGAAAGGCATGGATTTACAAAATCATTTACAGAACATTGTATTATATTAGGATTAGTTAATGTAAGAGCTGATTTAACATATCAAGAAGGTATAGAAAGAATGTGGTCAAGAGAAACTAGATATGATTTTTATTGGCCAAGTTTGGCTCATTTAGGCGAGCAGGCTGTGCTTAATAAAGAAATATATGTTGATGCCGGTTCGGTTGGTGATACATCATTTGAGGACGTATTTGGATATCAGGAAAGGTTTGCGGAGTATAGATATAAACCTTCAAGAATAACAGGAAAACTGCGAAGCAATGATGCTACCAGTTTAGATGCTTGGCATTTAGGTATAGAGTTTGGATCTCAACCTACATTAGATGATACGTTCATTCAGGATAACCCTCCTGTTGATAGGGTTATTGGTGTCCCGTCTGAACCTCATTTCATATTTGATGGATATGTAAATTTAGAATGTGTTAGACCAATGCCAGTGTATAGCGTGCCTGGTCACATTGACCATTTCTAGAAAGGAGGTGAGCTAATATGAATATGGGCTCTGGAAGTGGCGGAATATTAAGTGGAATGTTTAATATAGGAACAGCAGCTGCTCAACAAAGCGAAGCTAGAAAAGCTCAAAGGAGAGCATGGAAGTATAAAAGGTTAGAATTACAAAATAGGTATCAATGGACAGTTCAGGATATGAAAGATGCAGGTCTAAATCCAATTTTAGCTGCTAGTGGTGGTTTTAGTGCAGGGAGCCCAAGTTCTGTCGGTATTCCCTCTTTTGCACGAGCTGAAAGTCCAGATCCAACATTGTTTAGTAGTTCAGCTAAACAGTATTCAGAAGTTGAAAAGAATAAAGCTGAAGTAGATAGAATTAGGGCTGATACTGA